AATTAAAAAATTAAAAAATTAAAAAATTAAAAATTTAATTTAAACAAATAAAAGTAATTTTAACAAAAGTACCTTTTAACAAGGTTTTTAAATGACCCGTGGAAGGACCATTTTAAAATTTGATGAAACTATTTTTAAAAAACCCGAATATTGGGGAAAAATATGTATGTATAATTCACCTCAATGGGATATACTGTTTCCTATTGTAAACCTCATAAGAATTTTTCCAAAATATATGATAATAGGGCACACGTACACCAAAAATCAAAATAATATAAAATTATATGGAACACAGTATAATCATTTACTTACAGGTATTGATTTAAAAACTAAAAAAGATTATATTGAAAATTTAAAAACTGTTAAATATATTTTTATATTTTCAGATGGTTATGATATAATTGCTAATAATCTTATTAACTATTGTGAAAAAACAAAAACAAATATGGTATGTTATTCCGATTTCGATAAAATGTATCATTTTTATGATTACACGGATTTAAAGGTACAAAAATTTGAATTTAATGATGCTGATTCGGTTATTTTAAAAATGGAAGAAATTAAAGAAAAAATTACACTTAATAAACTTGATGAACTTTTTCCTGAATTAGAAATACTTGATTGTGATCACAATGAAACAAAAAGACCGGTATTACAAAATTGTATAAAAATATTAAAAAATATTGAATCCACTGAACAAAATAAAAAAGTACATTCTGTAAAAATACCCTTTGATGCAAATTTTAATAAATTAAAAAAAATTGAAAATAATCGTAAAAAAATCAGTTATGATGATGAATTACCTATACAAAAACCACAATCAACAAAATCATTAATTTCACATTTTTTTAAAAAATAAACTCCTTTAAAATATGTACCTTTTCAAAATTGAAGAATTTGTAGTGTTTTAGTATACCCATTCATATACATATTAAATATATCATCGGGTGATTGATTTAAATTAACTGTTTCATTATCATATTTTGGATCAATAATTTCATATTTTTTTATAAATATATTTTTATTGATTTGTTGATTTAATAACTCTGTTACGCATAAAATTAAAGAAAATAAATTATATTTTGATTCCGTTGTATGATTTGATATATCAAATATTATAGTATTATCAATTTCATTTTCATGTATTAAATTACATGGACAATTATTACAAATACCTCCATCATAATATAATTTATTATTAATATTGTATGCTGGAAACAATAATGGTAATGCTGTACTTGCCATTATTCCATCTATTATTTTTATCTCTGGTGTATTTTCTTTATTAAAATATTCTATTTTTACATCCGTTATATTAAATCCAACAACTGTATACATTATACCTGTTAAATCATAAAGTTCTTTAAATGTTATATTTTCATTTACTTTTGTTTGTAATATTTTTTGAACAATTGCTTTAAATTTTTTTCCTTCTAAAAATGACTGATTTAAAAGTATAGAATCAATATCAATATCTATATTATTTTTAAAATCCATATTTAAAAAATAATTTAAAATGTATGTATAATCAAATTGTAAAAGATATAACAAACCAAAAACAGAACCACAACTAACACCTATAACCATTTTAATTTTATCAAATTGTATCATTTCATTTAATGCACGTATTGTACCAATATATGCCCAACATTTAAACCCACCGCCTGTAAAAATAATATTATTAATTTCATTTTTCATTTACTTTTCAAATTATTTTATTTTATTATTATGAACTTAAAGGTGTTGGAATATATGTAGGGGCAAGTGGTTCGTTAATAAGAGAAACCATTTTAGTTTTAAATGTATCTGTAATAACTGATGGTAAAACTGGAATATATTTTTTACCTATATTCATAAAAAACCAATATTCAATTAAACCAACACCTGCAAATATTGCTAATAATTCAAGTCCAAGGTGTTTTATTTGTGTATTTTTATTTCCGAATATTTTAGGAAATATGTTTACTATTAATGCAATTACTATTAAAAGAAATATAATTATTTTTAACTTTTTAAATAAATCACTATTTGTTTTTACACGCAATTCTGATTCATAATTGGCATAATTGTTTGCTAATAATTGAAATGTTGATTGTATTTTTTCAGTAGGTGTATTCATTATATACTTTGTAAGTTCATTTAATAATAAAACCTGTGATGGGTCATTCATATTTATATTTAATAATTCTTTGAGTTGTGATGTTAGAATACTTTGAGAATTTTTATTTGCAAGTATATTTTTAATAATATCTGGATTTACTAATTTATTAATAATATTTAAAAATTCATCATTAACATGTTTAACTGTAAGTGGTACTATAATAATTTTAAATAAAATAGATAATATTATAAATAGTATAAGACAATGGAGAAGTATATTATTACCTAAAAGAAATGTTGGGTGTATGGTATTATCCATTTTCTTTATTTATAAACAATTATTTTTAATTTAAGAAGAAAATCCTTTTGATATATTTTCAAATACTTGTGCTTTTAATATATTTGGTTTTACAGATATATATTGAGCAGCAAAATAATTAAGAAATATATATTCCGTTATAGCAATAAAGAAGATGATTATACCAGTTTCTTTAAATATATGTTTTAAATTTAAATTCTTAAAAAATGTTTTACCTGTATTTTTAAATTTATATGAAATACTTATAATTAAAACAACAATAATACATAGATAAAGTATTATTTTTTTTGTTTTTGCTTTTATTTTATTATTAGAATTTATAATATCTATTGCTGCTTGTGTATTCTGTGATGTATCTGTTTTAATTCCATTAATTGTATTTAATAATGCTTGTTTTTTATCATTTGGTAGTAAATGTATATTATGTTCTGCAATATCGTTGATTAAAAAATTCACTTGTGAGTTTAAAATATCACCTTCTTTTTTAGAAGCATATGTAAAAAAGAACAAACATAAAAATATAAAAACACATAACACTTGCACTATAACAAGTAGTATGAAATTTATATCAATCATAATTTTAAATTAACCATTTATTTTTTTTAACAAAAAAATATTTTACTTTAAACAATTAAAATAACATTGTTTAAAATGAATTACTTTAGTTCAAGATACCTTACTCTAGTTGGTAATGTTCAATCTGGTAAAACAAATGAAGAAATAAATTATACATTTAGTAGTATTAAAAACGGGTACCCTGTTCTATTTTTAACAAGGAATATTCGTGCTGATCAATTACAACTTTATAAAAGAATCAGTGATTTTAATGCAAAAGAGATTGAAAAAATAAATATAAAAATTCTTTCTCATGGATCCCTTGAAACTATTGCAGAATCCATGAGAAACAATTCCGTTATTATTCTATTGTGTAACAAACATCAATTACAAAAAATGAAAAATGTTTTAAAAGTATATGAAGGCGACTATAATATGTGTATTGATGAAGTTGATTTTTCAATAAAAACAAAAAGTGGTGATTCAACCGTTGATATACTTCTTAATGAAATTAAGAACGGTGCACATCATATTTTGGGAGCAACTGCAACACCCGTTGCCGTTTTTACAACGCAAAGGGAAGTATCTGAAATTATTAAATTAAAACCCAATAACAATTACAAGGATATTACTTCATTAAATATAAATTACGTTGATAACTGTGTTACAAATGATGCACGATCTGATATAGACACAATTAATGAAATTTATTCTTCTTTATTGAAAAAAAAATCAGCAGTTTTACTTCATTCTGTTACTAAAAAGAGAAAAAATCATCTTAATTTAATGAATTTTATTTCAGATTTATTTCCAACATTTACATATATAATTTATAACGGTGATGGAATACGTGTGTTATGTAAACAGCGTGGTTTACAACTTTTTACAAAATCAAGATCTTTAAACCAATACTCACAATTTATTAATAGATATAATTTACTTGAAAATGGTATACACCTTTTCCAAAATTATAGTATTTCAGAGGTTTTACAGATATTAGTAAATGATCCATATTACAAACATACACATATTAGTATATTTTCAGGATATCTCGCATCAAGGGGTATAAGTTTTGTAAGTACAGATTATTCTCTTCATTTAACCGATCAATACTTTAATGCAGGTAAACAAACACATGGAGAAAATTATCTCCAAAGTCTTAGAATATTAGGATGTTATAAGGATACTATTCAATTAACCTTATGGTGTAATCAAAAAACATGGAAATGTATTTTACAACATAACAAAATAATCAATGATCTTGTAGAAGGTCTTCATAATAATTCTCAATGGTTGCAAAAAATACAAAAAATAATGATAACAAAACCAGATACACCTTTAACTCGTACAAATCTAACAACAAAATTTAAAAAAATAAGTAACAGTCATTTTTTTTCAGTTGATTTATCCGATACAGAATAAAAATTGTATTAATTTTATTTAAAGTTTTAAAGAAAGTATTTTTAAACATCCCCCCTTTTGAAACATGGGTCAACATCAAACAAAACACCAGAAATATTACATCCCATCAAAAAAATTATTTAAGATGTCGTATTGTATACAGGAAAATATAAGTGAAAGTATTACAAAAAAAGAATATGTTGATTTGAGTAAACTTGTTGAGGGGTATGAAGATATAGGACTTATGTTACAATTTATTTATTATAAACTTAAACATGAAGGATATTCTTTTAAGGAATATAGTATATCTCAGATAACATATCGTTTAGATCAAATTTTTGATTATATAAATGACAATGGTATTTTTCTTTCAAACAATTCAGTTATAAATGATTTTAGAATTATAAAAAAATGTTATGAACCAAATTTAAATAATATATATTTTTTCTTAAATAAGGGACAAATTCTTCTAGGGGGTATCATTTTAGATGAAAAATTTATAACGGATGTTTTACATATGGAAATTGGTAAAAATGGAAATGGTAAAAATAGTATTATTTCAGATATTGTTTTAATTATAGGATACGATGAAAATACTATTTATTTAAAAACTGAATGGTGTGAAAATACTGTGAAAATTGATAATAAATTTGTTAGTAATATCAGAGAAATATGGAATATTGAAATAAAAACATTTTATTAAATTTAAAAACATTTTATTAAATTTTTAAATTTAATTTAAACGTTTACATTAATTATCCATGAATAAAAAAAGTATTTTATTTATTCTTTTACTTATAATAATAATAATGGTAATTAAAAATACTAAAAAGGATACTTTTATGAGTATACCAAATGCTAAAAAATATAAAATTGCAGAAAAATTAGGTAAGTTGTATATTAATAATAATCTTCAAAATTCAAGAGAGCAACAGGCAGTTATGTTTGATATAGATGATACATTACTTTACATAAAAAATAATTCAAAAAAGAATGAAAATACCGTTGTTTCACTTATAAAACCTATAAAAAATCTTCTAGATTATTGTATAAAACACGATCTACTTGTTATTATAATTACAGCACGAGATAATGAATATAAGGAGTATACAATAAAAGAACTTAATAAATATTTTATTAATTATTCATCATTGTTTCTTCATGAAGGGTTTGAGGGAGAAACAAATAGTGATTTTAATACTTTTAAATCAAAAATTAAACAATATCTTTTCCAAAGATACAAAATAAAAATTATAATGTCTGTTGGTGACAATTATATAGATATCGTTGGAAATTATTCTGGTTATGGAATAAAGTTACCAAATAAAAATGACCCAATGTTATATGAAGTATATCCAAATAGTTCAACACTTACACCAGTTTGTTAAATTTTTAAATTATTAAATTATTAAATTGTTAAATTGTTAAATTAGAATTAAAAAAATAAATTGTACCTTTTAAATGAATGTTCAGGAAATAATAAGTATTACAAATGAAAAGAAAAATAAATTAAAATGTGCAATTAAAAAAGTTATTGAAAATATTCATAAAAAAATTTTGTATTATGCGAAACATAAAAAGGAAGCATGTACATATTTTGTACCAGCAATCGTTGATGATTTTCCTATATATGATCGTATAACAGCAACAACGGAAATTTATAAAGTATTAAATGAAGAAGGATATATAGTAACTGCTTTTGCAAATGGCCAAATTGATATATGTTGGAATGAAAAATTAGTAACAAAAAAATTAAGTAATGATCGTTATCTGTTACATCAGGAAGAATCAAGATTAAATAAATTTAATAAAACAACAAAAATTATAAATGAACGTTTTAATTTTTTAGCAAATCCCAACAAAGTTATACATGAAGAAACATTGGAAGAAAAACTTGATAATCAAGTTGAACAATTACTTAAACGTAAAGAAAAAGAACAAAAACAAATTGCACGATCTATTGGTACGTTTACAAAGTAAGTATGTTAATTTAAAGAAATTAATACTAATAAGTGTAAAAGAAATGAAAATTCTTTCCTTTGATGTTGGTATTATTAATTTAGCATATTGTATTTTTGATTCTGAAAATAATAAGATAAATCATTGGGATATTATAGATCTTAAAATTGAAGGATTTTCTGGAAAAGTTTCAAGTGGGTTACATAAAAATATCGCGAAAGCAGCAAATGATATTCATGTTACATTAATTAAAAAACTAGATTCCCTTCCACATTTATTAGATGTAGACTATGTTGTTATTGAAAAACAACCTTCTTTTAACCCAAAGATGAGAATAATAGGAGGGTGTTTACAAAGTTATTTTTATATTCGTGGAATTATTGATAATCCCAAAATTACTTCAATTGAATTTTTTAGTCCGAAACATAAACTAAAATGTTATACAGGACCTCAATTAACACTTGTTTCAAAGGTTAAAAGTAAATATGCACAAACAAAAAAAATGGGAATTATGATTGCTCAGGTAAAATTAGAGGAATTTGAAGAATCCATGAAGAACAAACAATTGTTTGAAAAAAGTAAAAAGAAAGATGATCTTGCAGATTGTTATTTACAAGCAATAACATTTTGTATATTTAAAAAGTTTAAAAAGAATGATACCATTAATACCATTGATACAATTGATACCGTTAAACAATTAACAAAAGTACACATTAAAAAACAACTGAAAGAGTATCTTACAAGTAAAATTAAAGTATATACTGTAAGTGAACTTTTACAATGTAGTATACCAAAAAATACAATTGAAATATTTGAAAACATGGAACCTATTTTAAAAGAGTCCATAAAGCATAAATATAAAATAAATACATTTACTAATGAAACTATTTTAGTTTTTTTATCCGATTTATCTATGAAATCATACTATCATTACCATTATTGTCTTGATCCAAATTTTAAAACAAATTAACTTTTCTTTGAAGAATTGTAACTTATCTTTGAAGAATTGTAACTTATCTTTGAAGAATTGTAACTTATCTTTGAAGATAAATTAACTTTTCTTTGAATTGACTAATAGTACGGTAAAAAACTCCACGAAGTGAAATAGGAGCACTTGGATTTTTGTTTTCAATATTATTTAGAAGTGTATCAATACTTACCCACCTGATTGCATTTTTTCTATAAGTTTTGATGTGATTGAATTATCAAACTGGTATTTTAAAAATTGTGATATTTTTGTAAATAAATCTGAATAATTAAGAAAGTCTATATATATTAAATACATATAATATGGACTTCCGTTAAGTGTTTTTGAAATAATTTTATTATTTTCTGATATTAATTTTATAGTTTCCTGCGGATTTAATACAACACCAAGAGATTCTTCATAAAATTCTCTCGATGCTGTATTTATAGGATCATTTCGATCTTTAAATTCACAACGTCCACCAAAATCTGACCAATCATTATCAATATCTTTTCCTAATAAGAAAAATAATTTTCCATATTGATCAAAACTATATGGTAATATTCCTGCAGAGTATCGTATTGAATTTTTATTTGTTTTTTTGTACGACCATGATGTATAGTTTGTATTTTGGTGACTTTTCCAGTTAAAAAACCCATTATTGCTTGAATTATCACCCATTTTATTAGTTTAGTTTTATTTTTTTAAGTAAAATAATAAAATTAATGGTATTTTAATAATTATTGTAATTTTAATAATTGTTGTAATTAAAATGTATATAATTGTTAAAATTTTGATAATTGTTATAATTTTGTTATTTTACTTAAAAAATAAGAATAAAGCAACATTTGGAAATAAAAAGAAAATAAAATTTACAAACAATGGATATTCAAAAAATGATGCAGCATATACTATGCCCATTATTGAACAAAATATGATAACACCCAATGAAGCAGATTATATTAAAAGAATAACAGAAAAATCATTTAAAGATTCTGAAATCATAGGAGGATTTGATACAAATATAAGAAAAAGTCAAACAACTTGGTTATATAAGGATGATCCAATTATTTACAATATAATTAAAAGAATTTGTGATCAATATGGGTACCCAATTGAAAATGCAGAACCTTTACAAGTTGTAAAATATAAACCTGGTGGATTTTATAATGACCACCATGATTCATGCTGTGATACAAATGATAAATGTACTGATTTTGTACAAAATGGTGGACAACGTGTTTTAACTGTTTTAATTTACCTTAATGATGATTTTGAAGGTGGTGCAACTAAATTTTCAGAACTTGGTACTGAAATAAAACCTCCAAAATATGGATCTATTATTTTTAGACCTTTAGCAGATAATTCTAATACTTGTCACCCACTTGGTCTTCATAAAGGAATGCCAGTTACTTCTGGAACAAAAATTATTTGTAATTTATGGATACGTGAAGGTGAATACAAGTGAATACAAGTGAATTAGTGGTATTATTATTTTTTGCGTTACACACATTTTATAAATATCTAATTAAAGATTAGATTTATACATTTATAAATGCGTGGTAATAATTTTTTAAATGAAAGTGATGAAGATGAGGAAAATATTATTAAAGTTGAAAAAAATGATAATAAACACAAAAAAATAAATTTAAAAAATGTTGAACCAATTAAGGGTATAAAGGTTATACGAGATTCATCACCGAGTATTTCATCAGATGATTCTGATTTAAGTGATTTAAGTGATTTAAGTGATAAAATTAAAATTAAAAAGACTAAAAAAGTATTAAGAAGAAAAGAAAATAATTATGGGAGACAACAACAACAACAAGAAAATTACAATAATAATTATTCATCTTTTTCAAATCCTAAAAAAATGAATATGGAAAATGAAAATTCAATAAATGGAAACGATGATGATCAAAGTTCATATGAAAGTGATTCTGAAAGAAGTGAAATGTCAAATAATAATGAAAATGGTGAACAACAACATGAAGAAAATGTTAAAACAAAACAAACATGGGAAGATAAACAGAAAATGAAACAAGATCTTCTTATTAAAATACAATCTCTTGAAAAAAAAGGATTTGAATTTTCTAAAAAATTTACAATGACTTCAAATTATGAGGAAATGATGTTTGAATATCAAAAAATCAAAAAATTTGTTGAATCACAGGCAGCAATCAAGTTTTCACGAAGATGTCTGATGGCATGTGTAACAGGTCTTGAATTTTTAAATAAGAGATTTGATCCATTTCATATTAAATTAGAAGGTTGGTCTGAAAATGTTATGGAAAGTGTTGATGATTATGATAATGTATTTGAAAAACTTCATGAAAAGTATGGAGGAAAAGCAGAAGTTTCACCTGAAATTGAACTGTTACTTATGTTAGGTGGAAGTGCATTTATGTTTCATTTAACAAATACATTACTTAAAGGACCTGGTTTAATGGGCGGTGGTTCAGGCGTTGTTGCTCAAAATAATCCAAATTTTATGTCATCGATGATGGGAGCAATGAGTCAAGGTATAAAAGAAATAAATAAACCTCCATCTGGGAAACAAATGTCTCAAATGTATCAACAGCAGCAACAACAGAGTGTTCAAAACAATCTTAGAACACATATACAATCTACATTTCCCCAACCAATGGAAACCCGTACAATGGGTCGTCAGGAAATGAAAGGACCATCTATTGATCATAATTTATTTAATGGAACACCCTTAGCAACAAACCATCCAAACACTGTTCCAATGAAACCAATTCCAATGCCAAATAACAATGTTCAACAACAACAACAACGTCCACCAGGTTACTATGATGACATAAATGAAGATGATCGTTTTTCAATTGCATCGAGTGATTCAAGTTTAACAACTATAAATAGTGATGTTAAATCGGTTACTGTTCGAAAGGCAGTTGTTTCTAATAAAAACAGTAAAAAGGGTAATAAATCTGGTGGATTTGAATTAAATATTTCTTAATAAAAGACCCTTTTAAAACAAATAAAAAATTAAACTTAAAAATAAAATAAAAGATTTTATTAAAACTATAAAATCTATTATATTATATGAGTCGATTGAATTTTGCACCTTTATCAGAGGCATTTTATCTAGGTTCCGATAAAATTAAAGACACACAGGAAGAAATAAATAAACTTAAACAAATTATAGGTGATTCACAGATTTCAAAATCACCTACTTTAAGTTCTAACAGTTCTAACAGTAATAATAATAATAATAACAGTTCTAACAGTAATAACAGTTCTAACAGTAATAACAGTTCTAACAGTAATAATAAATCACAATTACAGGATCTTGGTTTATCTGATACGGACTACTTAAAAATAATGCAAGATCCTAAATTTGATGATATAGTAAAAAATTATATTATTATTAAACACCCAGATTGGGTAATAAATAATAAAATAAACCCCGTTTCATCAAGTTTTGATGAAAAAAAATCATCTTTTGGCAATGTTTATTCAACAACAGTTTGTTCAAGTATAAAAAATTACTTTTTATTTTTTATAATAACATTGTTAATTTATCTTTGGTTAAAAAACAAATTTAAAAATTAATTTCTTGCTAAACGAAGATTTTTCTTTTCACTGGGTATTTTTACCTTTATATTCGTAACCTCCGATATTTCAGGAAATATAAAATTATTTTTTATTAAATTTAAATGGTAACAATCAACAACATTGTATCTATTTCTGAATTCAGTAATAGTAAGATACCCTCCAAAAATATTTAATGTTTCTCTTGGAGGTGCCGGTTTAATATTTATTGCTACTTCTATTCCATATAATTGTTGAACCATAAATGTTATAAGTTCACCTCTTTCATATCTTTTATGATCTGTCATATTCAAATTATATGCTTTTGAACAGTTCCATGAACAAAAAATACCCATATATGTAAATCTTTTTCGTAATGAATCATATCGTGTAGGTATCGTGCATGGTATATTTTCAAATGTATGACAACACCACCAACAACATATTTCACAACTTGTTGGCCATTCATTATCTTTTACAATATTTTTACAACATGTTACAACACGTAATCGTTTTACAGATTGGTCTTTAATATTTTCTGTAAAATCTGTAACATATTTTTTTGTTTCTTTATAAAATTTTTCTTCATTTAAAGAAATTATATTTTTAATTGGTACTTCCTTTTCTTCATCTGATTCTGTATCTTCATTTATTAATTGTTGTGAAGAATTATTTGATGGAACATTTTTTAAAAGTGATCTAAATATATTATTTTCAGAATTTTCAGAAGAATTTTTTTTACTTACTGTTATATTTAAATTTCCAAATGATATATTTTTACTGTTGACATGATCTTTTTCTTTTTCTTTTGATTCATTATTATTTGTTAGTTCTTCATCCGATGAATAAACAATGTTATGATCAAAATTATTTAATTCATCTCTATTGGTTATTTTATCAAAATTTTCAATTTCATATTTCTTTTTACGACCTCTTTTCTTTTTTTCAATTATTATATTTTCTTCAAGAGTATTTTTTGGTTTTCTTCCCCTTTTCTTTTTAATAACTGGTATATTTTGATCCATTTTATTTTTAAAGTATGTATTCTTTAAATCCACTTAAAAAAATAATTATATTACTATCAAGTATTTCAATGGAAAATAACTCTTCTTTTGTTCAAAATTATTATATTTATACTAATACAATAATTTTTGCAAAGGGGTTTGTACTTGGGTTTTTGATAAATGATATGTTTAACAAAATACAAACAATTAAAAAAAATAAAACACAACAAAAAAATAATTGTTCAATAAAATCTATCCATTTCATTAGTCATATAAAAGACCATACTCTTTTTAATGATACGTTTCCAGATTATACTAATGTTTATAAGGTCCAACCTGGTTGGAACTATTTTAATAAAAAGAATAGTATAAAAATTAATCTTGGAAATGAAATTGTAAACTATTTAAATACATATTTATCAGTTGATGATTCTTTTGAATTTACATATGATCAATTATTTAATTTAAAAGAATTTGGAAATTTTCTTATAGATATTGATATAAATTTATTTAAAATTTTTGGAGATGGATACATATATATTAACTACCTTATTGACAATAAAGAATTTATAAATGTATATACCCAGCATGATGAAATACTAAGTTCCCAGTTTCAATATTATACATTTCAATCAAATGAACTTGTTAAAGTTCTTTTAACAGATACTAATTACCAAGATCAAAAAGAAGATATAACAGAGTATTACAAGATGTTTTTAAATAACGATGCTTGGTTAACACCTGAACAAATTTTATTAAATTACGATTCTTTAAATAAAAACATTGAAGAAACAAAACTTAAAATTAATTATCGATGGAAAACAGAAATATATTCATTCGATGAAAAAATTAAGTTAATTTAAAAAAATAAAATTTAAAAAACAAAGTATAAAAAAATGAGTGAAAATTACCAACTTTATATTAAAACAGTTCAATCACAAAGTATTAAAATACTTATAGAATCTCTTAAAGAAGTGCTAACCGATATTAACATTTATTTTGACTCAAATGGTTTTAAAATCATGACTATGGATAATGTACGAGTTGCATTAGTTTATGTACGACTTTTAAAAGATAATTTTGAAGAATACTTTTGTGAATCAAAACAAATGTGTGGAATTAATATGATTTATTTTTTCAAACTTTTAAAAACAGTTGGAAACAATGATGTTTTGACATTATTTATTAAAAAGAGTAATATCAATGAATTGGGAATTCGAATTGAAAATAAAGAAAAAAATACAATAATGGAATCGTATCTTAAAATGTTAGATATTTCTGAAGAAAAACTTGAAATACCAGATATTTCATATGATTCTGTAATTAGTATGCCATCGATTGATCTTCAAAAATATTGTAGGGACCTTGCTGTTATTAGTAATCAGGTAACTATTTCAAATACTGAATCTAAATTTATTTTAGAAAGTGTTGGTGATTTTGCAACTCAAAAGATTATTATTGGTGAAGCACAAAATGGTCTCATTTTTTCTAAAAAGAATCAGAATGTAAGTGAATCATTCGATCTTAAGTATCTCAATTCATTTACCAAAAGTACAAATTTGTGCAGTACCGTTGAAATCTTTTTGAAGATGAATTATCCATTAGTTATTGAATACAATGTTGCAAATTTAGGTAAACTTCAGTATTGCCTTGCACCCAAAGTTAGAGAAGACTAAGATTGATAAAAGGACACAAAAGTTAGTTCTTTATTATTAACTTTAATTAAAAATATTTATTAAAAGTAATTAAATACATTTATTTTTAATGAATAAAATTGAAAAAATAATTTTAATTCTTATTTTAACTATACTAAGTTTATATAAAATAGAAAGATATAAATATAAAATAGATTGTAAAAAAAGAAAAGATGTACCAAGTATTATTAGATTACCAGTCTTATATGAACTATTAGAAATAGTTTCAAAAATAAGTGTAATTTCTAATACTAAACCATTTTTATTATACGGTACACTTTTAGGTTATGCAAGAGATAAAAAAATAATATGTTATGATTTTGATTTAGATTACGGAATTATGGAAACTGACTACAAATTATTTAAAAATAATATTAATACTATTTTAAAAAATTATCCTGGTTATAGATTTTACACAAAAGAATTTTTAAATTATAAAAAAATTGTTATTGAACACATAGAAACGTCTTTAAATGCTGATATTTTTAACTTTAACATTAAAAATAATTCATTACAAAGAAATGTTCCAAAATGGTATTCTTTATTTGTATTAAAAGAATGTAGTGGAAAATATCCTATAGATTTATTTTTACCTTTAAAAATAGATACAATGAATGGTAATATTGTTTATATACCAAATAATTATGATACTTTATTAAAATGTTACTATGGAAATGCTTATATGGAACCTGATAATATATGTGATATAGAATGTAATAAATGTGTAAAAATTAATAAATAATATTTAAATTAATATTTTTAAATTAAAATAAAAATATTTGTTTAAAATAAAGATCCATGCCGACTGGATTAACATCTGCATGGGGGTATCCTATTGGTGCTGTTGCAGGTAATTATAAAACTATGTTAGATGGTGATCACCCATTAACGTATGAATTAGGTATGACCAGTTATCCTCCAAGTTTTGCTGCTGGGTACTTTCAAAGTCCCCTAACAGCAATTGCTACTAAAAATAATGTTTTTACACCTCAAAGCGCATTTGGTAAACAACGCAACAGAAAAACAAAACGATCTAAAAGGTCTAAAAAGTCTAAAAGGTCTAAAAGGTCTAAAAAGACCAACAAGAAAATTCCAGCAAAGATTAAAAGATTGTGTCGACGATATGGAATTAAATTAACTCGGAAGGTTGGTAGACGCCGTGTTAATAAAAGTATTAAACAACTCAGAAAACAAATTATGAAGCAAAAAAAAAAACTTTAAAAAATAAATTCAACTTTGGTAAAGCAAAACGTAAAGGGGAATATAAACAAAGAGTCGATCGCATATTTGTTGGAAATAAACCTTTAAAACCAACTGAAGAAGAATTGTCTTCTGAACCTTTTGAACAACAAGAAGAAGAACAATTTGAACAAGAACCTTCAAATAATTTACCAGAAGGTATGGAAACAGACCGTGAAAGTATTACTTACCAAGGAAAAACGTTTGAAAAAGGTGATATTGTAAAATTTTCAATAAAAAAGGAAGGTAAACTTATAAAAATTGGTAAACGTGTTATTATAGTCTTACGAGATGATACTAATAAAGAACGTCGATTAAAAATTGATGAGTTTATTAAATACAATTTTTAATTTAAAGAATAGAACTTTAGGTTTAAAAAGAAAAAATGAACAATCGAGTTGAACAAATGATTGAAGTTCAACAAACTGGTTTAGAATTATTTAAAAAGAAGAATACTGATTATGGAGATGCGTTTGCAAAGTATGGAACCATAGGTGTTTTAATGCGTATTGAAGATAAAATTCAAAGATGTATTTCAATTACTAAAAATGGAGTTAATTTAGTTAATGATGAAGGGATAAAAGATACTCTTATTGATTTACATAATTATGCTGCTATGGCATTGATGTTACTTAATGAAAAATAAATTACATTTTATTTTAATTTAAAGAAATACACTTAGTTTTATTTAAATTAAAATGAATCCGATTGTTGCAGAATTACTTAAGATTCCACAATATGAACAACGAAGTCCTGAATGGTTTGAACAACGGAATAATGCAATAACGGCAAGTGACATTCCAACAGTTTTGGGAGAAAACAGTTACAAGACACCCTTAAGTTTATTTATTGATAAATGTGCAGCAAATCCCAAACCATTTGTTGGAAATGCTGCAACTAAATGGGGAACACATTATGAAGACATTGCTATTGAAAAATATAGTGAACTTCGTGGTAAAGAAGTACTTTCTTTTGGTTTACTTATACATCCAGATTATCCATGGTTAGGTGGGTCACCTGATGGTATTACAACAGATGGAATTCTTCTAGAAGTAAAATGTCCTCTCAGACGTAAGATTGTTCATGGAGAAGTACCCCATCATTATCTTTCCCAGGTTTTATTAAATTTGGAAATTTGTAATCTTGAATTAGCACATTTTATTGAATTCATTCCAGGAAACAGTGATGATAATTATGAAATTAACATTGTCGATGTTAAACGTGATCGTGAATGGTTTGCTCGCGAACTTCCCAATATGAAAGCATTCTGGGATTCTGTTTTAGAAGGTCGTGAAAAGGGTGTTGATTCAAACCCAAAATATAAAGAATATCGTATTCGATCGGAAAAAAGACAAAAGAGACCACAGCAACCAAAGGGTGAAACATTAACCGTTAATCAATGTTTTATATTACCCGATGAAGAAGAAGAACCTTCACAACCTATACCAAGTAACATTAAAAGTAACATTAAAAGTAACATTAAAAGTAACATTAAAAGTAACATTAAAAGTAACATTAAAAGTAACATTAAAAGTGTTTGTTTATTTGTGGACGAATAAATCCGAATAAATCCGAATAATTAAAGGCAACTGATTTAAAGAGAACAACGTTGTTACAATAAAATAAATTTTAAAATTTTAAAATAAATGGGTATAAAAAATTTAAAAAAGATTATACAAAAACATGCACCAAATGCTATTTCAGATAAACCAAGTTTGTATAATCAAAAAATAGCAATTGATTCAAGTATTTTATTATATAAGTATCGGTATACATATTCTGAAGATAATTTCCATATTCAAGGATTTTTATATAAAGTCATTGAATTATTAGAAAGAGGTATTATACCTGTTTTTGTTTTTGATGGAAAACCGCCAGATGCTAAGAATAATACTTTAAATAAAAGAAATGAAACACGTATAAAAATGAAGGAACGTATACATGAACTTACTGAAATAAGAAATACTATTAAAGATTCTCCAATAGTAGATCCTTATGAATTTATTAATTCAGATGACGATGTTGTTGAAAATGAGCAAATCAAGGAAATTAAAAAATTAAATACTAAAATAAGAAATATAGAAAAGAATATACTTGTTGTTAAGAAAATACATTCTGAACAGGTTATTGAATTCTTAGATTCTTTAGGGATTCCATATTTACAAGCAATATCAGAATCTGAAGAAATGTGTGCGTTTTTACAAAAAAAAGGATTTGTTGATTATGTTGTTACAGAAGATACAGATGCATTAACATTTGGTGCTAAAAAAGTTATTTTTGGTGAAAAAGTGTATGATCTTGAGATTATTCTAAGGGATCTTGATTTAACATTTGATTCTTTTATTGACTTTTGTATACTTTGTGGTTGTGATTATACAACAACAATTCCTAAAGTTGGACCAGTAAATGCATTAAAACTTATTAAGAAATTTCATTCAATTGATAATTTTGATATAAAATTACCTGAAGATTTTGATTATCAAACTTCCCGTAATCTTTTTGTTCAAAATGAAAAGTATACTTATGCCAATTTTTCATTTGGAATAAAACCAATGGATATCAAAAAGGTTGAAGAAATATTTGATAGATATTCACTTAATAATTATTTTTTAGAAAAAATAAAAATACTGTTGAAGAGTAACTAACAATGGTTGTAAGAAAATCGAGGTCTGTTTCAAAAAAAATTCCAAAAAAAATAAAAAATATGTGTAAAAAATTTAATATTCGTTTAACAACTAAAAAAGGATCTAAGAGAATTAAAAAAACAATGTGTGTTTTATTAAGAGAACTCAAAAAAAAAGTAAAGGGAAGGAAAAACAAATTTGGTGAAGGTGAAAAAGAAACTAAAAAACCAGGTCGATTGAAAAGAATAGGTGGTGCTATTAAACGTAATCCAGGTAAGAGTTTACTTATAGGAGGTGCATTAATAGGTGGAATAGCATTAACTGCTGTAACATTTGGTGCAGCAGGTCCAGCAGTCGCAGCAGGTGAAGGTGCTTTACTAACTGGAGCAGCAGGTGCTGCAGGTGCATCTGAAGCAGTAGGTGCTGCTAGTGCAGCATTAACAGCAGCAAATGCTGCTAAAAGAGTAGGTGATATTGCAGGTGCTGCGAAACATGCTGAAGAAGCAGCAAAATTAGCAAGTAAAGGTTCTTCAGCATTAGAACATGCACAAACTGCCCTTAGTTCAGCAGAAAAGGCATCTCAAGTTATAGGACAAATAAAATCGGTAGTTCCAATTGGTGGTGAAGCAGTAAACCAAAATATTGGTGAAGTTCAACAAAATCATCAAAAAGCAGCAGAAGCATTGCAAGAAAATGTAAATACAACAAACACACAACTTAATACTATACAACAAAAAGCAAATGAACTACTTGTAAACAGTGTAATAAAACCTAGTGCATTTCCTTCTCCTCCTTCAGGATCATTTGGTAAACGACGTTCTTATTTTGGTCATTCTAGTACAATACCTGCACAACAAGTCTTTAACTTTGGTCGAGGTAGAATGACCAAAGCAACGGCAATGAAAATACTAAGAGATCTTTATCGTAAAAATTGTAAATAAACAAAAAAAAAATTATTTTTAATTAATTAAAATTTAAATTAATTAAAAAATTAATTTCTTTGCTAAAGAATATAAAAACTACATGTCTTTCAACTTTTTTGGATTTGGTAAACGCCGTCGTCGTACAATGTATGGTCGTCGTAAAGTTCGCCGCACAGTGCGTCGTCGGACACTTAAATCTAAGGAAAGTTTAAAAACTCTTATAAAACTTTGTAAAAAGTATGGAATCAAGACAACTGTTAAACGTGGACGTTCTCGTAAAATTAAATCCACCCGCGTTCTTAAAAAACAATGTACTAAGAGAATTCGTTCCCTTATCAAACATGCTAAGAAATCTTCTTCTGCTTTTGGTAAACGTATTAAACACCGTCGTTCCCGTTTCGGTGCTAAATCACGCCGTGGTTCACGAGCAATGATTTCTTCACCAATGAAACTTACTCGTATGCAACGCCTTAAGGCACATCTCCGTAAACGTGGAGGTCGGTATGCAGGTACTGCTGCTGCTCTTGCAGCAGCTGCTGCTGCTGCTGCTGCTGCTTATAAATACAATCCACGGTTTAATCTTGCAACTAAACAATTTGCACGCAAACATGGGATGATGAACAAAGCATCTCTTGAAGGTGGTAGTCAAGAAGCAGAAGTTTATCGCCAAGCAGCAAGAGATGCAAATTCAAAAATGATTAAAACAGAAGCAGGTCAAAAGAAACTTGGTAAAAGAGTATTACAAGGATTTAGAAATAATGGAGGTCTTTCAGAAGAAGCATATGCTCTAAATAAAGCACGTGAAATGCCAGGTTGGGTTTTATTTGGTAAACGTATTAAACACCGGACTATGTACGGTCGTCGGCGTCGGGTAGGTCGTCCTCGTAAGACCCGTCGTAAGGTTCGTCGGACAGTTCGTCGCACCGTTCGCCGTTCCCGGTTCGGATACCAACCATCCCTTGCAAGTTCCATGGGATATGAATTCTGTTCCGGTGGAGGTGGTGTTCTAGGAGCAAACAGCACCGGTCTTTTCCCTTCACCATGCATGGGAGGTGCTGGACAGGTTTCTCCACCAACTGATCAGAATGTGATGGCAGCATATAAAGCAGCAAATTCAATGTATACACCATCAGCATCGGGATTTGGTAAACGTCGTCGTAGATACAGTCGTCGTTAAAAAGTAAATTAAAAACAAGTAAAAAAAAATAAAAACAA